GTATTAACATTAAGCTGAGATTGTCCATCCCAATCAAGGTATGAGCCTGCTGCATTTTCAATTGCTGATGTTACTTCTGAATTTGTAGCAAACGAACCATCGATGACTGCTTGAATTTGAACATTTTGTGAACCATCAAATGAAACAGAGCCTGTTACATCTCCAGTTAATTCAATTGTACGTGAAGTTTCAAGTGTTGTTGCTGTGTCTGCATTACCAGCAAGATCTGCTGTAATTGTGCCTGCAGCAAAATCACCATTTGCATCACGCTTTACAACTGCACTAGGAGTGTTAGCATCTGTTGCGGTACCACCAATGAGATTGATAATATATTGATCAGAACCTGTCTCTGTTAATATATTTTGACCATTTACGGTAGCCGTTGATCCTTCAACTACCAAGCCATTTTTAATTCTAAAGTTTTTATTTAATGTTGCCACTGTGCAACCCCCTTATTAAGCCTTTAATGACATTCTGATAAATCTTGCTGTTACAGCAGATCCAACAGGTGTCACATATAGACTAATTATACCTGAATTTTCTTCAAAATTTACATTTGCAAGATTTGAAGATGTGTTTGATATTACGTTTGACTCAACTACATTTACATTTGTTCCATCTGCTAACAATAAGAAATCAGAAACATAAAACTCTGAATTTCTTGATATTTGCAAATGATACTTAACTGTTCTAAAATCTGAAACTGCAAAAGTATCTACCTCAGTCTCATTTTCTATCCCAGTAATAACAATATCATTGTTACCCTCTAGCCCTAGTAAAGTTGTTACAGAATCTACTGAGTCTCCTACTGTAGAAATAGCATCGTCTACATAACTTTGTGTTACAAATTCAGATGAATTTGTCCACATTCCTGTAGTTGCATTATACGCAAGCACATCTCCGTCGGATGGAGGATTAGAGTAATCTAAATCTACATCGTGTAATTCGTTAAGTTCAAATCCATTTTGAACCTTAACAAAAATCTGACCATTTTGTGCGTGTGCTCTAGTTACAATACCTAAAAATACTAGGTGTGCTGGAGCTATTGGCTTATTAGATAATCCGTATATAACAGATCCATTTACTCCAAGCCATACTGGATCACCAGCATTGGCTGAGCTAGTATTTAGACCTGAAAGTAATCCTTCAGTAATTACAAATCCAATACCATTTTGAGCTAAATCTTGTGCAAGCAAACCAAACGTTTTGCTTGAAGTTGACTCTCCAACATTAGATGCTTTTGAAACAAGAATATTTGCACCATTTGCTCCAGATGTATACACTGGAGTGCCAGCAGTTATTGTCGACCCTGAAGAATTTTTTACATAGTGTTTAACTGTGCTTGTATATCCTGCTGTTTCTGCAGAATTTACTAAAAGCGTTAATGAGTTTAAAGCATCATTATAAGATACTGTAACCTGTGATTGATCTCCAGCAGCAAATGCTGCTGCAATTGCATCCTGTACTTGCTCAATATCTACTGGAGATATTTCTAACTGAGATACTCTGTAATCTAAAGACGTTGTATCTTCTGAACCATCTACTCCGATTTTAGACTGAATAGCTTCAATTGCATCATTTACATTAGCATGAAGCTGTGCGTGTCCTTGTAGGCTGTCTGTTCCATCTGGATTTGATAAGTTGTCTAAACTTGTTGGGAAATTAGTTGCCAATTTCGCCTCCGTCTAACAATGTTAACTCTTTATAAGAAACATCGTCGTATATTGAATTTGGACTACCGCCGTCAAATCCAATTATAGCAGGAATCTGTTCCACAACTGACGCTTCATTATTTAAATCATTGTCAAACGTAACCATATCATCAATCGTAATCGTATGAACATCTCCATCATAAGTGTGAGTATGCATATAGAACGGAGCAGGATCTTTTGAACTAGGTGTCAAGTCAACCCAAACTAAACCATTATGTATTTTCAAGTTTTTTGAAACTACATTAAAGTAAACATCTCCAGCAGACCCAGATAATGGGTCTACTGAAAGTGTTACTAAGTTTAATAATGATTTAAATTTGGCCATTATTACTACCTTATCCTATGATAACTACTCTATATTCTCCAGCTGTTGGAGCAGATGCAAATTTTACTGTTACTGTGCTTGAGCTTGTATGCTCTACATCAGCAAAAATTTGCTGGTATGGTGATGCAACTTCATAAATTTGTACAATAACATCTTGAGTTCCTAGGTTATGTGTAAGAGTATATGATGTTGCAGATGTAGAAAGTGTTTGCTTGTACTTTCTTGTTATTTCATGATAGTTGGTTCCATCATTTGTTAATGTCCACTGATCTGATGTTTCATTCCAAAGAAGTTCAACATCTGTTGATGTTCCACGCTCAACTCTAACTCCAGCATTTGCTGTTGGAGAGCCTGTAACATTTGAATTTAATACAACCTTATTGTCAACTATGTTTACTTCTGTTGTGTTTACAGAATTAATTGATCCTGCAACATCAAGGTTACCATTAACTGTCAAGTTTCCAGAAACTGTTACATCGTCTGGTAATCCAATTGTTACTGCTGCTGACTCTGAGCCTGACCCTGTTACTGTAACTTCATTAGCTGTTCCTGAAATCGTTGCAATATAGTTACCAGTTGTATCTGTTCCGAGTGCTACTGAGTTTGGCTGTACAGTTGTTGTTATTGTAACATCGCCAAGATTTGTCATTGTTGCAGAACCAGCAACATCTCCAGAAAGTGTAATTACTGGGTCTTTTGCTAAACTTACATGACCATTAGCTACAGAAAAATCTGTTGTGTTAAAACTTGCAATACCCTTATTCGTTCCTGAAGCATCTTCTCCAGAAATTGTAATTGTTCCAGACTCAACAGATGTGTCAATTCCTTCTCCACCAGAAATAGTTAAGGTTTCTGAAAGAAGAGATATTGTGTCTGATCCCGAATCTGCGGAAACTGCTAAATCTGTAGAGATTGTTGTGCTTCCAGCTGCAGTAAGTCTACCTTGTGCGTCTACGGTAAATGTTGGAATCTCTGTACTTGAACCATAGCTTCCAGTTGTTACAGCTGTGTCATCTAAAGAAATAGTTGTTTCGCCAGACACGTTGTCGTATGTGGCTGTTAGTCCTGTTCCTCCTATAACAGAAGAACCTATAACCTCTTGAATTACATCTGTTGCTCCAGATGCTGGGACCCAAGAAGTTCCATTATAAAAATATAAAACATTGTCATTTGTATCAAAATAAATTTGTCCTGATACTGGACTTGATGGGGCACTACCTAAATTCTGAATTCTGGCATTTAGAAGTTCATTTTTATTTAGGTCGACGCTTACCAAAAATTTTCTTGCCATTTTTATCTCCTTATGATAGGTATACTGTTCCAGAAAACGGCTGTGCCATTACAAGAGTTAACTGATTAAGAGAGTCATAATTTATTCCAGTTTCTACTACGTCACCAGAACTCGACTTAATTGTTACACTTGGACTGTATCCTAAGTTATGTGTTATTTGTATGGAGTATTCCCCATTTACTGGACCGACTAATTGAGATAGCTCCCAAGATGTTGTATAAGAAACATTCTCTGTTGTTGCAAACTCGATAACTGTTGCACCTGACCATGTTAGGTCTGATAACTTTGGACCATAAAAGGCAGCGGAATCTTTATCATAATAAAAATCGCCCTCTAGTCCCAAATTATTTGCAGGTGCGCCAGATCCATTAAGTATTGTTTTACCTCTTGGACCTTGAGATCCTGGAGATGAAATAATTACTTTATTTTTTTGCTCTATAACCTTAATTACATCGGCCATTAAATAGTCACACTCCTACTCAGTGTCATAAATCCTTCTAGCAACTTTGTTTTGTTACCATTTGAATCAACTACCATTATGTCATATGCAGATTTTGGATAAAACATTTTATTGGTTTGAGTAGGAGTGATCTTTATAGTCAACTTTCCATTTGGCTCGTCAATTGTAATTCCACCAGATGGAGAAGTTAGCGTAAATGCTAACTTTGTTCCGCCCTTTGTGTCACGCACCTGCATTTTAGCGGTTGCGCCAGTTAGATCAATAGGCGTTACTTCATCCTCTTCGGTATATTGAACCTCAAAGGTGAAAGTAGCATTTTGATCTACTTCGAAATTCTTTTGTACTGCCATTTGCAAAAATCTCCTAAAAGGAAAACTCCTATGCTTATTTTAGCATAGGAGCTATCCTAATCAACTAATACTTACGGTTTCTTGGTAAATCCAAAAGCTGGCTCATTTGTATTAAGGGCCTTAAGAATTACTGGCAGTACTGCTGCAATTCCTCCCTTAATCAAATCTCCTGGGTCTGTATTACCAGTCATATAGAGAGCAATTGCGGCACCTAAGAAATGGCGTCCGTAGCTTGCTAACGCTGCTAGAATTTTTTCTTGCATTGTTACCTTTCCATCATTATTTAGATCTTGTTTCATAAGACCTCCTATTTCTGGGCACTCTGCCCAGGAATTTGGGTTTTACCCCAAATATATTATACTACTAAGCTGATATATCCACAATCTCGCAATTACCGTCAGAGGTGCATGCTAATGTTTGTGTTCCGCTTGTTCCATCTTCTGTTTCGTAGAAAGATAAATCTTCCCATCTAATTTCCGATGGCATTCTGCTCAGTAAATCTTCATACTCTTCTCTTGATACTTCTTGATACGGAGCCTGCTTATACGAGTGATCAGAATGAGGCAAGAATGATATTCCAGATACCTCGTCGAAGTGCTTATATACCCAAGCACCTACCTCCATCCATTCATCTTCTTTTACAGAAACTGTAATTGATGGTTTGTGTTCACACCAAGCACGTTGATAAACTAGCCAAGTGTTTAAATGCTCAATTGCTGTTAAATGATTTCTAGTAATTGCTCCTTCTGGTGCCTTTACTGGAAAAGAAAATACATAAGTATCGTTTGGCTTCATGAAATCATCCTCTACTGGAATTCCAACTTCTTTTAGGAAAGTCGAAAGAGGATCTTTTTTATCACCACGTACTGTTCTAATATAATAATCAGAATGCCAAGCATGCATTCCTGAAGACACACCGACCAATTGAGACACTGTTCCAGAAGGCTTTACACATGTAATAGCTGCAGACTCAGGAATCCCAATTTTCCCTGCCTCTTCAGAGTTCATTGTTCTTGCGTACTCACGAAGACCGTTAAGAGTTTCTTCTAGCTTTGCAAGATTTTCTTTACCAGAGAAAAACTTGTGGCCAAACTGTCCTGTCAAAGAAACGCCAAGGAGTCTCTCTTCTTCTGTATTGTCTTTCCAAATTTTACGAAGATACTTAAAATCTGTTAGTGTTGATTGCCATGTCCCAAGAATTGTTGCAAGCTTAACTTTATTTGCAACATCTTCAACTGTGTCCTTTTCACGTAATACGACTTCTGAAAGGTTACAAAACTGATAAGGACGTAAAATAATTTCTGAACACGGGTTCGTTCCATAATGGACTTCAGGGTCTCTGCGACCATATTTAGCTGCCTGCGCCTGCGCTGCTGCGACGTTATAAATGCCACGCTCCCCAGATTTCGAGTCATACAAAGACTTCCATTCTGCAATAAACTGCTCCATATCTGGCTTACGAGAATAAGCAACAGAATTATTTGAAAGTGCACGTTGTGAATTATTTTCCCACCAATTTCCAGACTTAGCCTGTGCCATTTCAATATCATTAATATTAGAAAGAGAAATCATAGCAGAACGACGGACTCCGCCAACTACAACGATTTCACCAATCTTGCACATAATGTCATGTGCTTCAATTGGCTTAAGCTGACGACCTGATGCTGACTTAAACTTAGCAATAGTAAAATCAAAAAGATTAATCAGTGGCTGTGGCCCAGATGATCTTCCACCCATAGTCTTTAAACGTGCTCCAGCTGGGCGAAGCTTGCTCACATCAACTGCTGGAATTTGCCCAGACCAAAGTAGGGCTAGTAGCTCACGGTATGCCTTTGCCCATCCCTGCTTAGAGTCTTCAACAGTAATAACTGTTGTTGACTTCTCAAATGTCTCTGGAACGGCAGGAAGCTTATTGACATACTTATACTCAACAGAAAATCCTACTCCAGTTCCACACATAAGAATGTACATGGTTTCATCAAATGATCTTGGTGAGTCTACTGGAACAAATGAACAGTTATATCCTGCCACATGATCTCTATCTAATGCAGCACCTGCTGTCATTACTGATCGCATTGATGGCATAACATTTCTAGAGTAGACTGCTTCTTTTAATTCTTCTACCAGCTTACTATCTGGTGTATAGTTATGGTTTTCTGATAAATGATTTAACATAAAGTTAAAATATCTATCTACGGTCTCAGACCATTTTTCTCTTCTATTTTCTTCTGGAATCCATCTTGCGTATCTTGACAACGCAATAAAATTTTCATACGGGTTTTTAATTGTATAAGACATTATGTCCGCCTCTCCTTCTAATTATTTATAGAAAGACAATTCTACCAAAAGATTTTTATTAAAAAAAGACCTTTTAAAAACTTTTTTCAGTTGACTGGCTTGACATATTTATGATCCTAATGTTATTATTGTATAACGTTATCTCTAGAGGAGGAAATGCCTATGGAGAAAATAAAGCAAAGACTGAGCGATGTTGCTCATAGTTGGACATCAATAATAGTATTATTACTATTTTTATTTGGTGTTCAACCTGGACCAACAGAGTCTCTAGCTTTGGAAGCATCAGGTGAAAACAAATCACTTACTGCTTTAGATGAAACACAATTAAAGAAAGAAACCTTAGAGAAATACAGCAATACTGTATACAAGCCTTCTGAGATGCTTACAGATGAAGAACTTAAAAAGTTGTTATGGTCTGTAGGTTTTGAAGGAAAAGCCCTTAAAACGGCTTGGGCTATTGCTAAGCGGGAATCCAATGGAAGACCCATGGCTTACAATGGTAACAGGAATACTGGAGACAGTTCCTATGGAATTTTTCAGATTAATATGTTGGGAAAACTCGGCATTGATCGTAAAGAAAAATTTAACCTGGCATCAAATGTACTCTTATTTGATCCAGTAATAAACGCAGAGATAACGTACTACATGACCGATGGCGGTACTGATTGGTCAGCTTGGAAAGGGTTAACACCTAAAGCAGCTGAGTGGCTGTCAAAATTTCCAAATTAGAATAAGAGGAAGTAATTGAAGATACAATACGTATCAAAATACTTAGCTTTAGCTGAAGAGGGTCTTGTTCCTAGGATAGAATGTCCTTTAGATCAAGGCCCTCTTTCTGTTAACCAGAGTATTGACGATGTAATATATTTATATTGCCTTTCATGTAATTACAAAAATAATATTGGGTTATTATTTTATAGCAAAATAAAAAAGTTGGTAGAAAATGAATTACGATAAAGATTTAGCACGTTCTATAGGTATGGGAATTCCATGCATGCATATGCCAGTAATGCCTATGGCCAAGAAAGCAATCAAAGAATTTAAGAAGTATGTAGAAACATCAAAGGAAAACGGAATGACCCTTGATGACATAATTAACGATTTAGACGGGTACCTACAAGATGACGGAAGATGAAAACTCTAGACCTATAGAGGAAAATCTTTCAATGGTGAATTATATAATGCTTCACCGTATATACGATATACTTGTTTTACTTTCAACTAAAATAGTTGGAGAAGAAGATACCGAAAAGATGGTTAAGTATCATGAAGACGGATATCTTCTTGGCCCAAGTCCATCCTTAAGATCTGAAAATGATGTATAATATATTATATGAGTCCAAGGAATCACTTCTCGCAACATATGCATAGCCCATATTTTCAAACTGAACATTACAGGGAGGAAACTCCAGGTGGTCAAATGGAACAAAGGGTAGAAGCAAAGCTCCTTAAAATCAAAAAAAAGATATTGACTTTATTTAAAAGATAACCTATAATTAATCAGCAGGTTTGAGTTTTTACTCCCTGTTGCACTATATGTGCGAATAAGCCATACATAATCCGCCTTATGTATGGCTTATTTATTTAATAACCAACCTGTTATCGTATATCTAAATCCCTCTATCACATCAAAAACTTCATGCAGGACTAGACCTGAGTGTATGATCAAATCACCTGGTTGTGGTGTATGAGTATATCCTAATTCTGGATAGTTAATTTCTCCGCCACCTAATTCATTTAGATATAGTGTATATGCACAGTTAATAGTAAATTCTTGTTTTACATCTGCTTTTAAATTAGCAGATCTATTGTCTCTGTGCGCCTTCATATTCTGTCCAGGCTTAAGTCTTACAACCTTGTACTCTGGTAGGAAGAATAGTTCAGGTGTAAATAGAGACTTTAGCTTCTGATTAACCTTTGTAACCTCTGGGATTAATACTGGAGGACTGACTTTATCATTCCACCACTCAGCTATTGCCTTCTCAGATTCTGGATTATTTGTATAGAATAGTGTTCCTTGATGTCTTGCCCATCCATCTTGCCAGTCTGAATCGCTGAGCTCTGAAGCTTTATTAACTATGGCAGCGCATTCTTCTGGACTAATAAAATTTCTATACAGCCAGACGCCTTCTTCTTTAACCTTTACAACATTCTCATCATTATAAAACATATTTAACTCCCTTACCTACAACTTATTTCCCAATATTGAATATTTTTCTTTTTCGCCTTTATTTGTAAAAAACATTATTAAACTTGTGCGATTGCCAGAAAGAAGAGGCTTTACCGCATGAGGATTCTTTGATCCTCCATGAAAGAACAAAACATCCCCAGTATCTGGGGTTATGGAAAGATTATCTCTTGAGAAGTAGAGTTCTCCTCCAACATAGTCTGAGTTGATATATCCCAAAACAGCAAATCTATGCTCACCATCTAAATGCTCTGAT